GCACAGCGGTCAACGTCACCGTCCAGCCCGTGGCCGGCAGCGCCACAGCGACCAACCCGAAGAAGACCGGGTCGTGCCTCATCACCGAGCTTCCCTTCATCGACGGCAGCGTCGGCGACCTCGCCGAAGTATCCGTCACCTGGCCCGTGACCGGCGCAATCACGACAGCGACGAGCTGAGGCCATGATCGACCTAAACATCCGGGTTCAGCTCGAGGACGGCACCGAATGGGCGGTCAAACCGTCCATCGGGACGTTCGTCAAGTTCGAACGGCATTTCAAGCTGTCCATTCAGGCCCTGTCGAACGGATCGCTCGCCCTGGAGCACCTGGTCTGGTTGGCCTGGGAACAGGCCCGCCACGAAGGCAAGACCGTTCCGCCATTCGACCAGTTCATAGAACAGGTCGGGAACCTGGAGATGGACAACGACACCAGCCCTTTAGTCGACACAGCCTGACTTTCCATTTGGCCGACCTCGCGTTAGCCACCGGACAGCCGATCACAGCGCTGCTCGAGGCCCCACCTGAGGTCGTCAGGGCGATCAGGGCAGCCCACAACGAACGAACGAAGGAGGCGAACCGGCGTGCCAGAAGTAGCAATCTACGTTGATTCCGCGAAGCTCCAGAAGGCGTTGAAAGAGGTTGGCCCGGAGATGGTCGCCGAGCTGAAGGAAGGCAACAAGGCGCTGGGCGAGATCGTCGGCGATCGTGCCAGGCAGCTGGTTCCGGTGCGTTCCGGTGCGTTGCAAAAGACGATCAAGGCGGCGAAGGCTGCCGGCGGCGCGAAGGTCAACGCCGGGACGCCGAGCCTGACGTCGAAAGTGCCCTACGCCGGCCCGATTCACTTCGGGTGGCGCGCCCGCGACATCGACCCGAACCCGTTCCTGTACGACGCCCTCGACGAGCGCCGCGACGAGGTGGTCGCTGCCTACGAGAAGCAGACCGCCGATCTGCTCAAGAAAGCCGGGTTGACGTAATGGCCGCCAAAACGTCGAAAATCTCGGTCGCGCTGTCGGCGAACGCGAAGGACTTCAAAAAGGAACTAGGCAAGGCCGAGCAGGACGTCGGCAAGTTCTCGAAGGGTGCGTCGAAGGCGTTCAGCGCCCTGAAGGGTGCCGGCATCGGGATAGCGGTCGGCCTGGGCGCAGCGTTCGTGAAGGCCGGCCTCGACTTCGAGGAGATGGAAAACATCCTCATCAAGGGCACCGGCGCGACCGGCGACGCCCTCGAGGACCTCAAGACACAAACCAGCGACGTGCTACGCACCGTCCCCGAAACGGCCGAGGTGGTCGCCGGCGCAATCGCCGACGTGAATACGTTCTTCGGGGCGACCGGAGAGGGCCTGGAGGCGACCACGGGCCTGTTCCTGGACTTCGCCCGCGTAACCGACATGGATGTCGGCGATGCGATAGCGCGCCTCGACGCGCAGATGACCCAGTTCAACGTGCCGCTCGAGGAAAGCGACGAGCTGCTGGGCGATCTGTTGCGAATCTCGCAGGCGACCGGCGCACCGATGGACAACCTGCTGGGCCAGATGGAGAAGTTCGGCCCGATCTTCTCCACAGCCAACTTCGAAGCAGAAGAAACGGTCGCCATGTTCGGGATGCTCGAGCAGGCCGGCGTCGACGTCACCAAACTGGGGCCGAGCCTCGAAAAGTTCTTCGGCGACGTAGCCGAGGCTGGTGGTGATCCCAGGCAGGCGTTCGAGGACATGGTCGAACAGATCGCCAACGCCGATACCGAAACGCAGGCCCTGGCGCTCGCGTCGGAGGCGTTCGGGACCGCCGGCGCACGTATGACGTCGGCGATTCGTGACGGCAACCTCGAGCTGGAGACGTTCGGCGGCCTCCTGGGCGACGGCGTCGGCCTGGTAGGAGAACAGGCGGACGCGACCGAAACCCTGTCGGACAAGTTCGCCATATTGAAAAACGATCTGATGACGCGCCTGGGGCCGGCGGCGGAGGCGACGATGGAGGCAATGGTCGTGGCGATCGACTGGGTCATCGTCGCCATCGAGGACACCGTGGCAGCCATTCAGGAGTTCGCCGCCTGGTTCGACGAACATCTGATGCCGATTATCCAACCCATTATCGACCAGGTGGTCGATGCGTTCGAATACCTGTGGGAACAGATACAGAACGTGGTCGACCTCGTCGTCGCATTGTTCGAAGGCGACTTCGGCGGTGCCTGGGATGCCCTCAAGGAGATGGCAACCACCGCGATTGACTTCGTCGTCGAGACGTTCAAGGACCTACCGAAGCTGATCTGGGATGGCATGATTGCCGGAGTGGGCCTCATCGCCGACCTCGGCCAGGCGTTCGGCAAAGCCCTCGTCAACGGCCTTATCACGATATGGAACATGGCCGACCTCAGGTTCCCGCGCATAGACGTCCCATCGTGGGTGCCAGGTGTCGGCGGCAAGGGTTTCGGCGGTTTCGACGTGTTCCCCGACATTCCGACCCTGGCAGCCGGCGGCATAATCCAGTCGCCGCAGCTCGTTCTCGCCGGCGAGGCTGGCCCTGAGGCGATCATCCCGCTGGACAGGGCCGGCGGCGGTTTCGGCGGCATGGGCGGCCCGACCGTCAACGTGACCGTCCAGGGTTCGGTCGTTTCCGAATATGAACTAGCCGACATGATCCAGGCGGAGCTGGTTCGCACCAAGTATCGCAACTACAACCTCGAGTTTGGGACATGACGACCGCGCAAATCGTCGTCAAGGTCGGTTTCAACCAGGGCTGGAACGTCGCGTCGGCCGCCACCTACACGACCATTACGACGGCTAACAAGGTTCGCAGCCTTTACATCACGAGAGGCAAAAAAGACGCCTTGTCTAAGCTGCAAACGGGCCGCTGCATTCTCGAGGTCGACAATACGAACGGCTACCTGGATCCGTCGAACACGGATGCACCGTCGCCCTACCAGGACTCGGGCGCGACGCAGGTGCTCCCAGGTCGCAAAATCGACATCGAGGTCATTAGCCCGAAGGACGGGTCGACCATCCAGCTGTTCGGCGGGTTTGTCGAACGATGGGTCCAGCAGTCACGCGGCCACGGCCACGACCAGGTGACGATCATCGAAGCCGTCGACTTTATGAAGGGCATGGCGCAGGCCAAATGCGACGCGACAACCCGTCCGGCCGAGACGACGGGGGAACGATTCAGCGCCCTCGCCGGCATGGCATCCTCGGCGCTCATACGCGGCTACACCACACTCATGGAAACGGCCCCTGAGAAGACATACACGAAAACGATGAACGTGCTCGACGAGATCGACAAGGTCAACGACGCCGAGGTCGGAATCGTATTTAGCGAACGGAGCATCAGCCAGGTAGAGATGTTGTCGCGTGCCGAGGTGCTAGCCGGCGGCGAAACCCGACCCGGCATTCTTGGCCAGTTCACCGACGACACCGGTGCCGACTCGGGATGGCTTCCCTACCACGACGTGAAGATGTTTTGGGACGACGACAAGATCACGAATCTCGCAAACGCGACTGTCTATGACACCGCCACAACCGCGACCGAGGCGACCGATGCGACGTCTCAAACCCGTTACGGCGTCCGAGGCCGCGACGAAACCGCGCTGATGCTCAACTCGGCCGCGTCGGCGACAACTTGGTGCGACTACCTCGTCGACCGGCAGAAGGAACCCGACCACCGCGTCTCATCGTTGACGTTCTTCCCGCAAGCCGACACGGGCCTCTGGTCGGTGCTCCTCACCGCCGACCCCGGCAACCTGTACCAGGTGCGTCGCCATCCCGCCACCGGCGCAACGGTCACCCACATCGTCCAGGCCGAAGGAATCGTCCACAAAGCCGACGCGAACAGGTGGACAACGACCATGAACTTTTCGTCCGACAAGGGCGGCGCATACTGGGTGCTTGATAGTGACGGCAGCGGCGGCTACGCGGCCCTGTCGACCCTGGCGACGACCACTAAACTCGCGTATCTGACCGTTTAGGAGCAGACAATGGCAGGAGCAGGACACAAACTCTGGAGCGCCGGCGATGTCGTCGCAGCCTCTGGCTCGACGGACATCAATACGGCGCTTTTGCAACAAATCGTTGGCGTGTATGCGGACAGCAGCGCCCGTGACGCCGCGTTCGGCGGGGCCGGAGAACCGGCGCTATCGGAGGGAATGTTTTGCTATCTGAACGACACCAACGAATTCCAGGTCTATATCGGGTCGGCCTGGCGGACAATCGGCGACCCCGATGTGCTGCTCATAGATTCGACTAATGCCCGCGTTGGGATTGGGACATCAGCACCGGCGCGGCAACTCAGCGCAAAGAGCGGATCCGATGGCGGAAATGTGGTGCTGGTCCGAACCAGCGAAAGCGATGGCGCTTACGGCGGCGTTGAGTTCCACAACCATCCATCGTCGGAGACGGAATACAGGAAGGGGGCGTTGTATTACCGAAGCGACGGCAACGGGTATGGCCGTGGCGACTTCCTGTTTTGCCAAAACAATGACGCCGATGGTGGGAACGTAGACCTCGGCGATGAGGTGGTCCGCATTACGGCGGCGGGCCTCGTCGCCCTCGGTGGTGCCATCGCCTTGTCGGGCGACACGGCGGCAGCCAACCAGTTGGACGACTACGAGGAGGGAACGTGGACGCCGACCATCAAGTTCGGCGCGACCGCCTGCACCATCACCTCAGGGTTGACGAACAAGTACACGAAGGTCGGCAACCTCGTCCATTGCGTGTTCACGTTCGCCACTACCAACCTCAACGGCGGCACGGGAGCACTCGAAATGGGCGGCTTGCCGTTCGCCAACGCGTCGGCCTTTTCCTACGGCCACCTCACGGTCAGCCCTGCGACGCTTGCGTCCGGTCAGGCTTACGTTCAGGTATTCGTTAACGCTGCCGCCACGGCGTTTTTCATCATCCAAGGCCAGACGGGCACGTCCACCTTTGATCACAACGACGGGACGACTTCGAGCAACTTCTACGGATCAGTCACCTACTACGTCTAGGAGGCGTAATGGCACTCACCAAGACCATCACCATCGACAAGATCGAGGTCGTCGGCGAATACAAGGCCGTCCAGATTCGCACCGCGACGGTCGTCGCTGAGGACGGCACCGAACTCACCAGGTCATTCCACCGGCACGTTGTCCATCCCGACGACGACATCACGGGCGAGGACGCCGAGGTGCAGGCCGTGTGCGCCGCCGTGTGGACCGATGCCGTGAAGGCGGCATGGACCGAACACCAGGCCGCGCAGGCGGCCATCGCGTCCGGCGAGGATCTGCCCTAGTGCGACACGCCGACCTGGTCCGCATACTCGAAGGTTTCCGCGACGACGGCGACGAGGACGTCGCCCACCTGCACCCCGTTCTCGTTTTCAGGCTCGCGGGCGCGTTCTGGTCGTCTCAGTTGATGCGCGACCATGTCCGCATCGAGTCGGGGGCACGCTCGGTCGACGAACAGCGACGCCTGTACGCGAGGTGGCGCAACGGCCAGGGCAACCTCGCCGCCGACCCGGACCGCCGGATCGCACCAGGGTTCGTCGGGTCTTATCACCTAATCCAGCCCGCCGATGGATGGGCCTGGGCGTGCGACATGACCCGTTCGGGGCCTGTCTCCTGGTCGCAGGTTCACGAGGTGCTCG